GGTAAATGTATCGTATGTGGTAATAAAACAGAGTGGAATGAAAAGACTGGTAAATACCATAGACTTTGCTCTAATCCTAGATGTAAAGAGGAAATGAGGGCTAAGTTTAAAAAGAATATGATTAGAGTACACGGTAAAGTATCTCTATTAGATGATGCTGCACATCAAGCTAAGATGTTAGCTAATCGTAGCATTAGTGGTACTTATGTATATAGCGATGGTACTAAGTTTACTTACACTGGATCTTATGAGCATAAAGCTATAGAGTTTATGGATAAAGTTCTTAACTGCAACTCTAAAGATATTATTATGCCTGGTCCAGTTATTGATTATACTGATCAATATGGTAATTCTAGACAATGGATTACGGATATTTACTACGTTCCTTATAACTTGATTATCGAAGTTAAGGATGGTGGAGATAATCCTAATAATCGTCAAATGGATGAATATCGTGCTAAGCAAGTTAGTAAAGAAGCTGAGCTTATTAAGCTTGGTGAATACAACTATCTAAGATTAGTAGATAATAAGTTTGTTCAACTCATGGAAGTATTAGCTTTACTCAAAGATCAAGAGATTAATGAGCCTAATACGACTAATAAAGTTATTAGAATCAATGAATCTGCGGTATATGATGATGGTGGATTTATTTTATCTAATATGGAAGAATTTGAAGAGGATACGGATAAAGGCAAATATATCTTTGCAGTAGATGCATCTAATATTGCATTTATTAAAAGTGTATTACCTAAATCATATCCAGATAATATTAAGTATATTGATCTAAATAAGATACTTAACTACTTATTCTATAATACATTTGTGGATAATATAGATGCAGATGATATTACAGAGAAGATGGTCGATCAGTATTTCGCTAATGTATACCCTAACGTAGATCGTAAAGATATATTCCCTAATGCCAATACTGAAGATCTAAATCTAAATATGACTATTGATGAAGTATATGCTGAAATAGTTAAAATGATTAGATATTTCTTCTTTGCTCGTAGAGGGGAAAATAAAACTATATTCATTCTTGACCGATCTTTATATTCATATCTAATAGACCAATATCATAATTTAATTGGTTATGCTACTATGTATTTTGGAACTATGGCTATAGCAGTATATAAAACTTATGCAGCTAAGAAGATACCTCAAGAATATGATATCATTAAACGTTTATCTGATTTAAAAGAATATGCTGCTAGAGAGCATATGGGTGTTGGAGCTGTAGGTGGTATTGTAGGAATTATAGATGGTAATATGCTAGTACAATATACACCACATAGACATTCATTTAGTGGAGAGAAAGATGGCTTTGGTGTAGTTGATGATAAGAAGTCAACTAAACTTAGAGTTAAATCTGATAATGAAGAAACCGAGATTGTAGATAAAGAACCATTCTTACAAGATAAATTCTATAAGTCTTATAGACATAAACGAGATAGAGTTACTTGGGAGAATGCTATTAATCTATATGAAGAAATCACTGGTAAAGTTATGCTATCTAAAGACCAATTAGAATATGATGATGACTTTACAGAATCTGATTTAGATAGAGATAATAAGTTAACTCTAATGAATGCTATATATAGTATTGAATCTGAATTGTATGATGCATATCTTCCATTATGTGATATTCTAGATGTAAATATAGCTAAGTCTAAGCTAAAAGAATTCCCTGAAGGAACCATGATTATGGAAGATAATAATGGATACTTTGCAGTAGACTTAGAATCCAAGATAAGAACTAAATCATATAAGACTATCTTAGAGATTGAGGCTCCAGCTTTTGTTAAGACTAAAGATATGCTAGAAGAGGATGATGTTAGTGATACCAATAATAAGAAGGTAAAAGAAGTTAATGATTCTGGTATGTATAAAGTACTTGATGATAAATATTCTTCTGAAGACCAATTAATGGATGACTGGAATGATTATAATAGCTTATCTGCTGAGATGAAACGTCATAGTGATGATAAGTCTATTGAAATCTATGGTAAATCTAATGTAGAACGATTCAAAGAACTTCGTTCTAAGTATCTTAATTCTGAGATTCCTTATGATGATTTAGCATTAAGTGAATCTGGATTACAATTATCTGATTTAGATAGAGCTAGAGACTATGGTATTGAATTACGTGGTAAGAAACGTGAGACTGAATATCTTAAATCTTGGTCATTAAACTCTGGTATCTTTATAGTCTTACCTTGTGATACTGAAGAGGAATTAGAAAAACAATGGCATGATGTACAATCTATGGATATCTCCTTAATTCGTATATCTGATATGCGTCTTATGGAAGTATTTGGTTGTAATAATGAAACTATGTATAACTTCCTAAAGAGTGTATTCACTAGTAATGGATTTGATGATTACTATTACTTCCCTATAGTTGAATCTGCTATGGAAGATGTACAGCCAATTAGAAACTTGCCTAATACGATACCATTCTATATCCCACATGAAATCGAAGTATTCAAACGTAATAGTACATTTGGTGATATGCCTAGCAAATGGAAAGATAAAGCTGATGAATGGTTAAGAAATTATAAAGAAATCTATGAAGGTAAATCATATGATAAGAAAACTATTCTAGATTGGATGTCTAATGTAAGATACTTAAGTCTAGAATATGCTAGAACTCAATCAGATGAATTAAAGCAAGCTTTATTAGAATTTGGTTGGAATCCTTATATGGAATTCAATTCAGTTAATATGACTAAAGCATACAATAGAGCTAATACTATATATCATAGAAGTATGACTTCTAAGTTATTACAAGAAAAAAGTATTGGCTTTGAATTCGATGCTAGAGGAAATCTATTCGTTAAGAACTTCTTAAAGAATAAGAGTTATCAATCTGTCTATATGGAATCTCATAGATTACTTATGGAATATGATAGAGCTAAAAATATTGAAGGAATGAAATATGAACTAGCTAAGATGTATTATCTAAATCTTAAGATTAGTGAAGATCTAATTAAACAAGATCGTACTAAGAAAGATAAAGAATTAGTTAAGATTAGAGCTAGAGTATTAAATGATTTCCATAAATATCTTAAGGTAGTACTTAAGAATGATAAACAATTTAACTTCTCTAATTACTATCAACGTAGTGAGTTCTGTGATGACTCCTTTGTTATTACAGCACCAACTCTTAAACATGCAGGTAAATATGCTAAAATAGCTATGAAAGTTTTATAATATAATGAGTCCTACTTACTAGATAAGTAGGACTCTTATAATATCATTCATTCATATATTATAATCTTGATCGAAGGAGGTGAATATAAATGGATATGTATAATGTCGGTCAGAAGCTTTGTAAGAAAGATCAGTTCGGACAAATAACAGAGTTATACCGAATAGTATCTCGTAAAGACAAAGACTTCTATAAAGTTACTCCTGTGATAGGAGATAAGTTACTTATTGATAAGTACAAAACAGATGAGTATATACCTTTAGAGATACATTGTAAGATGTTTTTCGAAGTATGTACTTTAAAGAATGGGGAGAAAGAATTATGTATTAGTATCTACTGCCCATATGAAGCAACGAATTATCCTTACTATACTAGTCGACTTAATATTGATAATCCTATGGATAATAAGAAGTTTGGCAAGTTTCTATGTAAAGATGAATTCGAAAATGACAGTTCAATGAGACAATATAAACGAGCATATGATCTAATGATGTATGACATTGCACATAAAGATTATGCTTTTAGTGTAGATCTATATCTAAATGATCCATTGAAGAATATTGTATCATTTATCAAATTAGACCCTAGAGTCTGTGATACTCTTATTTCCATTTGTGACAGTCGTGGATTAGAATATGATAATACTGACCAAGCTATTAAGATAGCTTTACAAAATATTCTATTCATGTACTGGTTCCATTATAACTTCAGAGTAATTAATGTATTATTTGAAGTTAAAGATGGTGCTCAATTACGACCTGGTGACTTATTTGCTCTTGAAGCTATAGTACAAGATCGTATAGTAGATTATACTATCGTTGAATATTATCATGATATCTTATTATATAAGGCTAAAGGTAATTTCTTCTTTATCCAAGATAGAAATGATCGTACCTTTATAGTTAAATATGTTGGTATGGATGATCTACCAGGATTACATGTCTTTTAAATTTAGATATATTGATATATTATAATGGTGAAGTTAGGTGATTAATATTTACTATGATCCTAACAGTAGAATAATTCTTTTTATATTTTAAAGGAGGACATAGCTATGTCAAATCAATTAGTAAATGGAATTCCAAAAGTCGACAGCGGATTCCAATCTTTAAGTGAAGTACTTCAACGTGCTTCTCGTGAAACTCGTCGAGATGAAAAAGGAAACGACAAAGGGGATAAAAAGCGTATTGAGCTTAAAGTTACCCCTGAAGTTTTTGAAAGCGATTACAAAACAAAGACAATTAGTACAAGCGAATTATGTGAACTTCTCACTAATCGTCTTGGTAATGTATTTGCTGATTATGTAGGCTGCCGTGATATCGTATTTACTAATAGCCCACAAATCGGTATAGGATTAGTATTTGAATACAATGGCTCTGATAACGAACACGATACTCGTTTGAAAGCTGTTGAACGTTTTGGTTTCGATAATGTAGGTGAAAATGCATCTACTAAAGAACTTGAAATGGTAGCACGTTATAATGGTGCATCTGATATCCGTTCTTCCGTTAAAAACGGTACTGTTACAGAAACTGCAATGGGCTTCCGTCTTACTAACGATGCAATTGATATCTTAAAAGATACAGTTATTGACTTTGGTAAAGACAATGCAAACCATGACAATTTCCGTAATCAATGTGTAACTTATGCATTAGCGTCCGATGGTATTCATAGCAACTTAGTTGTTTATGGTGCTACTATCGAATCTATCTTAGGTTTCATTTATGGTAACCAATATGACTATGTAGTAATTCCTGGTGCTCCAGTAAATACTAATAGCTATTCTGGTCGTTTATTGGAAATTAAACAATTGCATCCTGATACAACTAAGAAATTGCTTCGTAAATACGTAAGCCGTCAAGTTGTATCCGATGGATTATTCCGTCCACAAAAATAATTGAATTGTAATATGGCTGGGGATTAACCTCCCCAGTCTATTATTTTTTGGAGGATATAATGGAGTTTAAGTTTAACATTAATCCAGAAGGCATTGATGAAGTCTTTGATGAACGTGGTAATACAGTTCTCAAGATTTCAGAAATGAGCTGGAATGATAGAGCTTATAAGCTCGAATTACGTAAGTGGGTCGTTCAATCTGATGGAACTATGCAACCTAATAAAGGTTTCTCCTTCCTAACAGATCAAGGTCCACATGATTTAACTCATGTCCTATTAGAAAAAGGATATGGGGATAATCAAAAAATTAAGGAAATCATGGAATCCCGTGGTGTCGAATTAGACATCCCTGTAACTGAGAAGGAAGAAAAACAAGATACTCAGGATTTCTATGATCCTGAAGATCTAGTATAGGTGATCAAATGTACAATCATAAACAGTTAGATATCGTATATGATATCAAAAGAAAAATGTTAATGCAATCTTATTGGGATACTGAATATATTAAAGTATTCCCAGGATTTTCCTTCTGTGAAGAAGGTAGATATGTTTGGCAGCAAGGTAATCTTAGTAATGATGAGGTATTCTTATCTAATTTACGCACATACTATACAAGTGATAAGGATACTATCTTAGGATTCCTTACAGCTCAACAATATAAATTCTTAATGGATAACATTGACCTTTTCCATACTGTTTATCGTATTGGAGACAATTTGGTCGTAAGCTTGATCTAAACACAATATTCATATAATACTTACCCATAGGAGTTAAACTCCTATGGGTATAACTTTTATTTAATAAGGAGACAAAATCATGAAAACATCTAAAATTCTAATGACAGCAATTATTTTAAGTTCTCTAAGTGCAACTGGATTTGCTGTAGATAATACAGTTGGTACTGGTAATGGTATCGCATACGGTACAGGATCTGTAGCTAACAATACTAAAGATATTGCTATTGGTAAATCCGCTAAAGTAGAAAACTATGTAGGACAAAATGCTAGTATTGCTATTGGTAATAATGCACATGTAGAAAACATGTCTGGTGGTGTAGAAGCATCATTATCCTTTAATCAAACACCATACAGTGGTGATGATTTCTCTTCTGCACGTATTCCAACAGATGTAAATAGAGCTGGTACTGGTATTGCTATTGGTAATAATACATATGCTCGTACAGGAAGTACTATGGTAGGTAATCATAACTATATCGGTAAAATTGGTGACGTTAATATGAATACTGATACTAATGGTACTCGTGCACAAAACTTAAATGCATATAGTACAACTATTGGTACTAATAGCTTTAGTAATGGTGCTTTGACTACTAATACTGGTACATTCAATATCATGTCTAGCTCCTATACAGGAGGTAGATTCTCTACACCTTCACAAAACTTTGGTTCTACTATTACTGGTACTTTGAATAGTATTGAATCTAAGACTGCAGCTGGTGTAGGTAGTGGCTGGTTTGCTGATAGAACTTCTGTAGGTGTAGCTAATACTATCAGTGGTGTTGCTAACCGTACTGCCAATACAAATGGTTCTCTAGTATATGGTGCCGGTAATGAAATTACTAACTCCATTACATCTTTAGGAAACGTTGCAAAAGCTACAACTGATGCAACTGAATTTGCTGGTAAACTACGTGATGTTATTAAGAATAATAACGGTGGCGGTGCTACAATGGCAATTGGCGGCGGTAACAAAGCCGATTGGGTATTACGTACATCCATCATTGGTGTTAATAATACTGTAACTGGTACTAATGGTAGTGAAGCAACTGATAACTTCATAGCAGGTGTTAGTAATACTGTAACTAATGGTACTAATGATATTGTAGTTGGTAACAACCGTAATATTAGTGGTAACCATTCTGTTATCTTAGGTAGTATTGATACAACAACTGTAATGAATAATTCAGATGTAGTTGCAGTAGGTCATAATAGTAATGTATTAGTCGATGGCGGTGTAGCTATCGGTTCTGATTCTGTAGCATCTACAGCTAAAGGTCAAATCGGATACAATGCATCTGGAAATACAAATTCCACTTGGAAATCTACAGCATCTGCTGTATCTGTAGGTGATACTGCTAATAATATTACTCGCCAAATTACAGCTGTAGCTGCTGGTACACAAGATACTGATGCTGTTAACGTAGCACAATTAAGAAATGTATCTGAAGGATCCATTAGCCAAGCTAAGTCTTATACAGATTCTCAAGTATCTAAAGTAGGTGCAGCTTCTGCGGCATTAGCAGGATTACATCCATTAGATTTTGATCGTAATGATAAATGGAGTTTCTCTGTTGGTGTTGGTAACTATAAGAATTCTAGTGCAACTGCTATTGGTGCATTCTATCGTCCTAATGAAAATACAATGTTTAACATTGCTACTACATTAGGTGGTTCTAATAATATGATTAGTGCTGGTGCAAACTTTAAGTTTGGTCAAGGTACTAAAAAATTAAGTGCATCCAAGCAAGTTGATTTGGAAAAACAAGTTCAAGATCTTACTCAAAAGTATAATGACTTGAATGAAAAATATAATGCATTGATGGCTAAACTAGAATCTAAATAATATAATATTCCCCATAGGAGTTAAACTCCTATGGGGTATTTATTTTTTTTGTAATAGTATATATATATATGACTATATATTATTTAATTGATTTCATAGTATTAGTTATTTTTATAAGGAGGTTATATTATGGAATTTCAACAAGTACAAGCGTTTATGGATCACCCTATGTTTGAGTCATATGAAATTCGCCCTGCGAACTTCTGTCACACTGAACGCCAGCAGTGGATATTTGCTACACGCCATGGCTTAGAAGTATCAGTCACTCGTGGGTCAACGACCTTTGGTGGGTCGCAGGGATTATTTGAACTTGCCATCTTAGAAAATGGGCGGTGCTGCTATACAACACCAATCACTTCGGATGTATTAGGATATTTATCCGAGTCCGAAGTATTAGAGGTCTTAGATCAGGCAGCAGTGCTTATTCAACGAGATGGTGAGTGGATTCCTGCAGAATCTGAAGAAGAGGAGGTGAATGATGCATTTATAACACATCTCGCAGATGTGGCAGTGACAGCACTGCTAATTGATTTGTTTGGTGGAAATATTGAAGAGGAGGTTGATGCCTAATGATAGATACAGGTGGTTTAGTTTTCTCACTGCGGTGTATGCCTGGGGCACGGCGGTATTTACGGATGGTACTACCATACGTATTTCCACGGGTAGGTGTACATATGCGGGATGCAGAAGAGCGGGAGTCATCCCCTGCTTTTGCATTGTGCTTGATAGCACTACGGGTTACTGAGGAGGTGTTTGGCGATTAAGCCGCAAGAAACTATGTTCCTTGTAGGCTTATTGTAAAACTAAGATATAATAACTGTATATTATTAAGGTGAATCATAGATTAGTAAAGGAGGTGATTCATATGACTGACTGGGTATTTGAAGGATCAGTAGAAGTGATGCGGATAGTATTGGATGCTGAAGAAGCTCGGATAGAGCGGGAACGGCAAGAACAACAGCATCAAGATGAAGAATAATATTCTCATTATTTTATATTGAAAGGAGGTGAGAATATGTTATTCGAAGAAATGGAACTAGACTTATCTGTTGACTGCGGTCAACTATGGTCCGATGAGGACGTGTTTGGAGTACATTGGGATGAAGTTCATCCACATCAATAAAAGGAGGTATATGAAGAATAAGAGTGAACTAAATTATTAGACTCCATCTAGTTTAACTAGATGGAGTCATTATTTTTTTTTATTTTTTATTTGTACATTGCACGAACTTTTTGTTCATCTAAGTCAAACCCTAGAGCTTCAGAAAGCACTAACATAGTTAACATACATTCTGCTGTTTCTACAATCTTATCAGTATTGATGGTTTTAGATTCAGTCAAGAATTCTGTATGGTTTTCTGAAATTACACGTTTAGCTAAGTGTTTAACCATAGCTTCTAGAAGGCTCTTCTTAGCACTCTTTACGCTATAGATTTTTCGTTTAGCACCTAAAATCATAGACTCCTTGATGTCCTCTGCTACGTCAGCATTAGATGCTTTAATATTAGCAACTTTTTCTTTTACTTCATCTAGGATATCTTTGATTTGTTGTTTATCTTCAACGTTAGAAGCAATGAAGTCTTCTACATTATTAGCAACGTGGGATTGTACTAAAGCACCAACATCTTCAATTTCTTCTTTTTGTTGAGCCATCTTATCAATGAAAGAATCTTGATATTCAGGATCTACTGTAATATCAGATACTTTAGTGTCAGGATTTTTAAGTTTATCATCATTAGCTTTAACTACATCATCTGTAGCTTCTTTGATTGCTTTAGCAATATCAGCTAAGAATAAAGACTTAGTATTAAAAGTACGAATAATAGATTCTACACCATTTTCTTTAATAAATCCACGGATTACTGTATCACGAATAATCTTAGTAGATTCTTTTTGAAGATCTGGAATAGTACATTCGTCATAAATATATTTAATTGCTTCAGTTAAGAAGTGTTCTTTAATAGCTGCTTTAGCTTCCATACGGATATTTAAAGAACGTTTAGAACGAGCTAAATGACTTTCAGTCATTACGTTATTAATTTCTGGAATGATAGTCTTAGACTCGTTTAATTGTTTTTCAAGAGTGTCTTTCTCTGCTTGTTTTACCATCTTTAGAGTATTAGACTCTCTAACCTGTTTTCTAGAAAAATGCATTTTTTCTATGCTCCCTTCATTAGAATAATGAGGATGCAGCGGAGTCTGGAAGACTTTCAGTTACATCATCAACTTTATATTTTTCTTTTTCATCTTGACGTACATTGTCATCTGTTTTATTAGAGGCTTCTTTAGCATCAACTGCGAGGAAGTCGGAAATCTTACGGAAACGATCTACGTATTTACGTTGTTCGTTTGCTGTTTTAGGGTCACCAGCTGTCTCAAGTCGTGCAGCATTCAAAGACAGCATTGAAACTTGAGTATCAAAGTACTCAGCTACACTTGCTCTACAATAGTAGAAGTAATAGATCAATTCACGAAGAATTGGAACTATTGTAAAGATAAGACCAATACTTACACCAATAACTGCTAAAACGGATGTACCAGCTAAGTTCTTAGCACTTACTTTGATTAAGTCATTCAATACTTTTCTAAGTTTATTACCTTTACAGAGATTATTGAATTCTGCTAAAGTTTGTAATTGAACTAGCTCTTTACTTCTAGATACTGCTACACGGTCTACAGATACTTCAATAGATTTTGTTTTAGGATCTACAATGAAATCAATAGTAGAAGCAATAAGTAAAGATACACCACTGATTACTGCCATAGCAGTAGAGTTATATAATACAATACCTAGACTAGTATTGGATGCAAAGCAACGTTGGAATTCGTTTTTCAATTCAACGATGTTATTGATTGCATCAGTAATAGTATTAATATAAGTCAAAGGTTGTTTGTATTCTTGGTAAATTTTTTTCATATCAGTAACAGCTTCAGTTACCATATCAATATTATCAATCTTAAGGAAATCACCTCTAGATTGAGGAATTGTACCAAAGTCTACATCAGTTACTTTAGCTTCAATTTTTTCATATAGTTTATTAGTTACACCTAAAAGGACTTCACGTTGTTCAGCTTCATTAACAACACCAACTGTAACGTAAGTTTCTTTATCAGAAAGATCCATTAGTTTGCTGGCTTCAATGAATTCTTTTAATACATATCTTGACATTCTATCTACCTCCAGCAAGTAATTGAATCATTTGTTTATAATCCATTTTATCTTCACGTTTCAAAGTTTTGAATGTATATGGTTCATATTCATCATCACCAGTATCAAAGATGAATTTAGCAGACTCAGTAGAATCATCAACGATAACGATACCGACTAAGTTATAGTCATCCATCAATTTACGAGCTACACGAGAATTAGAGATATCAATATCTTCCATCTTACGAAGCATTTCTACATCATAAGCAGATACTACTAGAGTAGTAATTGCTGTAGCATCATTACGTAAAGACATGAAACGATTAATCTTAGATGCTAATGCACGACGTTCTAATACTTTCCAAAGTTTAGAAGAAGAACCACGGTTAGTATTAGATACAGCATCAATCTTAGCTTTCTTAATAGCAAATACGAAATCTCTCCAGAATTCAATTTCACCAGAAGTGGCTTTGATTAAGTTATATAAACTAAAGTTATAGCTACGTTTAGATACAATGTGGTTAGCAATATCTGCAGAGTCTACACAGTAGATTTTAGATTTAATACCAACGTATGCATCTACAGTAATTGGGTCATTGTTATCATTAGTACTAATGAATTGAATTTTCAACAATGTAGGTTGCAATTCATTAGCTTTCTTATAATCCATTTGGTCTTTTGATACGTTAGCCAATCCAGCTCTAGTATTATTACGCATATCATCTAAACGAGATTGCAAATTATTATTACTTTGCTGTAAAGCTCTCATTCTATCATTCATTCTACGTTGATTTCTAGTAAAATTTCCTCTCATTCTAGCTTCATTACCTCTTAGGTCTCGAACCTGATGAGTTAAATCTCTATTCTGATTCTGCAAATCTCTATTTCTATTATTTAAATCTCTATTTCGGGTTGCTGTATCAGTATCTATCAGTCTTACTGCCCTAAGTTTATCATCATCAGATAAATTATTAAATCTATTATTAGCAACAGCTGTATTGAAATCTGAATTTTGACGCATCTGAGCCATCATATCATCCATCAATGATTCACGTAAATGATTGATAGGTTTAGCACGTAAACGTTCTTGTCTAAATGCTTCATATACAGCTTTAACTGTGTCTGCATCAAAGATATGCATAGCAGTAGATTCTTCGCTAACTGCAAGATAATCATCAACGTCAAAGAAACTAGACAAGTCTAAGTTAGCATGGACATTTTTAAGATGATCAATAGCATCTTTAGAAGATGTAATAGAAATAGCAGATAATAGCATTTGAGTTAATGTAACGAATTTACGTTCCAAAGCTCTAGCTACTAATTGTGCAGACACTGGGTCTACAGTATTAGAAACCATGACAGGAAATGTCATAGTTAAATCTTTATTTGCTCGAGTAATAGACTTAATAGATGGATTCTTCTTGGAAACAAATTTACCAATCTCAGTACCATCCGCAGCGTCTAAAACATCTGTAATTAAATCCTTAAGGATCATTTAAAGTACCTCCTTATAGTATCATATATGACTTTAATCTTATGTTAAAATGGGTAAATAAGAAAAAAAAATAAAGCATATAGATTTTTCTCATTAAATTTTGAAAAATCTTTTTTTCATACACTTATAAGTATGAGAATAATTATTAACTAGACCTCCGTCAATAAGGTCATCGATTAGTGAATTATAAAGATAAACTATTTCATTGTAATCCTCTACCTTAACAAGCTCTAGATTAATATACTCATCATCTGATTCTATTGCTATAGTATAAACGTTACAAGCATTTTTAGCTTCTTCTAATTTAGGAAATTCACCATCTAATATAATATCTTCAATATAGTCTCTCATAATCATCAGCCTCGCTTTAAAGTATAGTAAAACAAATAACTGAAAGCCGTGATATAAGAGCATATATCTATATGCTTTATCCCTATTTCACTATAATAATATACAATTACGATAAGAATTAGCCATTTTAACATAAGATTAAATTAAATAAGAAAGGGGGAATATTTGTAATGGCAGACGATGATAAAACCCTTATAGACAAAGCGATAGATAATGCAGTATCTGGAGTTGGAGATGCTATAGATAATGTAGCAGAAAAAGGAAAGAATGCTGTAACTGGTACTGTAGAAAATGTAAAAAATACAATATATATCAATACTGTAGGTAAAGTTGCTGGAGCTGTTACTAAACTAGGTAATGATGCAGCAGACGCTATTAATAGTATTGGAGATAGTATAGATAAATTTACATCTGGTGTTAATGTATTAGATAATACTGCAAGACCTGAATTCGATGAATCATCTAGTGGATTACTTAAATATGTAAAAGCAAATGGTCTTGGTATTGGTGCTGGACGAGTAACTCAGAAAGAGAAATATGAGAAGTTTGCTAGATATGAAAGATTAGATCCAAATAACTGGATGGGTTTTACTAAAGAATTTATTTTCTTTACTACACCTGACTTACAGTTATTTAATGGTGTAAACCTAAATCCATCTATTGCTAATAACTCTTTAATAGTTGAAGCATCAAAGAGATATAATGATGTATTACAAAGCTTAAGTTATTCTGCTTGTGGTAGACCGTTTGTTAATCTCTTATCTAACTATAAAAGATCTAATGTAGACTTGCCTGATATTACTACAGCAAGTGATTATGAGACATCTAAGAATATCTTAGGATCTTCTATATTCTATCGTGGCACATCTTATGAATCAGATGAAAACCATGAGTTCTCTGTTGAATTTGAAGATACAAAGTATCTAGAAGTATATATGTGGTTTAGATTGTTTGATGAATATGAACGTATGAAACACTATGGTCTAGTTGACTTTGTTGATGATAGATATCTAAATGGTAAAATTATCCATGACCAAATGGCTATGTATAAGTTTATTGTTGGTGAAGATGGTGAGTCTATTATTCATTACTCTAAGTTTGTTGGAGTATATCCTAAGAATGTACCAAGGAGTACATTCTCTGATCTTCCTGCAGATGGTAATGTAAAGTTTACTATTAACTTTAAAGCTGCATATGTAGAAGATATGGATCCTAATATTATATTAGACTTTAATGAGATTGCTAAAAAGATTCCTGCTGGTGATCCATCTTTAGGTGGATATATGGATGAATTTAATGGTTGGAGTGGTGAGTATATGCAAAGACCATATATAGCTCTTCCAGCATATATGCAATTCCAAGGTGGTACTGCAGGCGGTGCTGTAAATAATGGCGGTGGTGCTGTTACCAGTGGACAAATTCAACAACAAATGGCTGCTGGTGATGGATTCCATGTTAGTGAATATAAAGCAGAAGACTCTGCTGAAACACGTATTAAGAATACTGGTAAGATTGTTGCTGGTACTATGTTAGGTGGTAGTGCATATATAGCTACTCATATGGACGATATTGGTGATGAACTTAAAAGAGAAACATCTGGTATATCTGAAAACTTCAATAATAATATGAATACCATAAGAGCTGGTCTAGGATTATCTAC